CGGCGCGGCCCCGGGACCGACCAACGATCCGCCGCCCCCGACGACGACGCCGGAGTACTTCACGCGCTGCTGACCGGTCAGGACGGTGCCGCCGCCGACTTCGTACCACGCCGCCGTCGACACCGGAATGAGCGTGGCCCCGATGCCGATGGCTTCCAACGCTTCCGATCCGCCACAGTCGGTGTAGACGCGAGACACGACCTGCGACAAATCCCGATGCCATTGCAGATCCCGGAACGTCGTGTGCGCCCGATTGATCATGGTCGGCGCGGTGTCGCCGGTGAACGTGTTGAAGATCTGAATGCCCCGGTTGTAGTCACAGAACCAATCGCCGCCGACCCGCTTACACAGCTGGTGCAGGGCATCGGCCGGGGTCTGTTCCGTCACCGTCATTTCGTCGACGATGGTGCCGGCAATGTCGGGCGCGACGAACAAGGTGTAGCCGGTGATACCGGTGAGAATCGATGTGGCAATCGCCTGCACGGAGGCCGTCTGAAACTTCCCGGAGACTTTCTTCCGGGCGAGCCCCCACGTGTAGTCAATCAGCTGCGCGTCATACACCATGTTCTGGTCGACCGGCTTCCCCCCGACATACCGATGCATCACGCTGACGATGATGCCGGCGAACTCCCGGTGGAGGTTGTTCACCGACCCGAGGGTGATGATGACTTCGCTGCCTTCGACCGGGACGATCTTGTAGAACGTGCAGGCGGCCGTCGTCGGCACGTCGTTCATCGCATCGTTGATCGTGAGGGAGGTGGCCAGGATGCCCGGCCCCCCGACGACCGCGCCTTCAGCCAGTCGTTGGCCGTTCATCAGCACGAACGTCCGGCCGCTGTGATAGTTCGACCGGGTGGCCCCGGACCGGGCTACCTTCGACAAGGCAAACAGTTTGACCTTGTAGCCTTGCAACACCGGCCAGCCGGATCGGGCCGCGGCCGACCGGGCGAGTCCGGATCGCGCTTTGGTTTTAGGTGCCATACGGCAGCCGCACGCCTTGCCCTTTGAGCACCGACACCTGGGCTTCCCCGACGGCCCGGGCAATCTGGTCCGCGGTGCCGAGGGGTTGCGTGACGTTCACGGTCAGATAGACGACCGGACTGTTGCCCGTGCTGGCCGATCCGCCGTACAGGATGTCGGTGGCGTTGGTGTCGAGCGGGACGACGGCTTCCTTCCCGTGCAGCATCACCGGCGTGCCGCTGCCGAAGTCGCCGGATCCGCCTTGCCCGAACGCCGGCAGGCCGCCGAACAGCCCGGAGGCGTTGATGAACTGGGTCGGATTGCGGGCCTGTTGATCGGCCAGCATTTTCAATCGACCTTCCGCCGTGTCGGCGTACGGCGTGCTGGCCCCGGCGGGAATCGTGGCCGATGCCGAGGCGGCGGCAATCGCGTGGATCGATCCGATGACGGACGACGACATCTCGTCCACTTTCTTTTTGGCCTTGTCGGCATTGTCGGCCCACGCCGTGCCGAAGTTGTCGGCCGCCTTCTGCGCTTCCTCGGCCGTCTTCCGGAATTTGTCAATCGACGCGTCCGACCATTCGCCGACGTGTTTCAACGCTTCCTGATACGTGCGCTGCGCGACATCGGCCTGTTGCTGGAGGCCCGCCTTCGACGAATTCGTCGCGGCGTCTTGCAGGGCCTTCCAGTCGACGCCGAGGGCGTCGGTGCCCTGTTTCCACCGCGCCTCGAGCGCGGCCCAGTAGTCGGCATCGACGACGCCCAGCTTGTTTGCGGTCGCGGCGGCGTCGTTGTATTGCTTGTCGAGCGCGGCCTTCTTCAGATCGGTCGCGGTCCCGACGTGGCTCGCTTCGACGAGGTAGTACTCGTCCCAGAGCTTCGTCGTCATCTCGACGGTCTTCGCTTCGAGCTTCGCCTGCGCGTCCGCGTCCTTCTGCTGTTCCTCGACTTCTTTGTGCCGCGCCGCAATCAGCTTTTCGATACTGGCCAGCTGCGTGGCGGTCAGGTCGCTGTAGATGGTGCCGAGCGCCGTCATGCTGACCCCGGCGTCACGGTAGGACACGATACTTTCGACCACAGCCCCATCGATGGTGTCGACGGTGCCTTTCCAGCCGTCGCCCGCACTGGCGAGCTCGGCAAAGGCATCCCGGAGTTTCAGGCTCTCGGTGACCTGGTCCATCGTCACGTTGGTCGTGTCGCCCAGCATTTCGTTGAGATTGCCGAGCGCATCCTTCAGCGTCGGCATCGGTGCGGCCATGTCCGCGATCCCTTGTTTCCACTTCTCCACGAGCTTGTCGGGTGTCTCAGCGGCGTCCTTCTTCAAGTCGTCGAGTTTCTTCTTCGCCGCCTCGGTGTCGATGTCGATCTTGATCGGCAGTTCGGTTTTCCCTTTGAACGTCTCGTACGCCGCGCTCATCCAGCCGATGGCGTCGGAGCCGATGCGGGCCATCCCCGGAATCCCGGACGACTCCGCGACCAAGTTGGCGAGCCACGACGCGGCGGGCTTGATGGCGTCGATAAAGCCCGACGTGGCGGGAATCAGATCGCGCCCCAGCGACACGGCGAACGCCTCGGCGTGAACTTTCATGGACGCGAGTTGCATCTCGAATTTTTCGGCATCCGCCGCTTGCTGTGCGGTCCACGGGGTGATGTCGTTGGTCGCCCGTAAGCCGTCGTTCAGCTTCAACAACATCGGGATCATCTGGCCGGTGCGGTCGCGGAATATTTCCGCAGCCGCCGCCGCGCGCAGGGCCGGATCTTCCGTGGCGGCAAACCCGGCGGCAATCAGCTCGAGATAGTTATCCGGCCCCGCCGCCTTCAGTTCGTCGACCGAGATGCCGATTTTGTCCAGACCGTCGGCCACCTTGGTGGAGTCTTCGCCGAGTCCCTTCTGCAGTTTGACGAAGGCATCCCCGAAGGTATTCAGATCGCCGCCGGCCACTTGGAGGGCGACCGAATATTTCGACAGCTGGACGACGCCGACCCCGGTCCGCTCCCCCATGTCGTTGAGTTCGGCCCCGGCTTTCGCGGCATGCTCCGTCAGTTCGAACACCGCCGCCGCCGCCGCGACGATGCCGCTGGCCCAGCCGACGGCGGCCACGGCGGCGGGGCCCATCTCGGCGGCCAGGGCCTTCACGCCGTCGGTGGCCGTGGCGAGCGGATGTTCGATCGCGTCCTTCACATCGAAGTCGTGGACGAAGTCGGCCCACGCGCCCTTGGCCTCGTTGGCCGCCGTGACGATGTTCTGGATGCCGGCCGGCACGTCCATGCCCATCGCCCGCATCTTCTCGGCTGCGGCTTCGGCTTTGATGCCCGCTTGCTCCAGTTCGTCGGCCGTCAACTTCGACACGCCGCCGACGCGCTCAATGGCTTCGGCCATCAGCGTGGCGTCCTGAATGATCTTCACGCCGGAGAACGACTTCTCCATGCGCGAGAGCTGGTCGGTGACGCGGGCGGACCCGGCCTCAAACGTGATCAGCTTCGTCTGCGCCTGGTCGACGGCGGCGACGAAGGCGGTAAAGTCCGCGCCGAAGGTTCCGGTGATGGGCATCTAGGGCAACTCGAAACTCATGTCCTCGGGTTTCGCCGTCAGCAGTTCTTCGAGCAGCTCGTAGTCGTCGGGGTCTAGGTCGCGGACCCAATCAACGCGCCATCCGCAACGTACGGCGATGGCGAGATCGCGGACGCGGCCTTCTCGCCAGCCAGGGCGTTTTTTTCCGCCTCACGTTCGGCGAGCATCGCGAGCTCGTGCTGCTCGATGGCCTCTTTGATTTCGGTGAAGCTCGCCGGTTCGAGGTGATTCAGTTCGTGGGTGAGGGCCTCGAGCGACAGGCCGCGGAGCGTGGACTCGGGATTGTCCGTCCGCCGCCAGTCGAGGAGATAGGCGGTGACCAGCGCCATGCCGGTTTCGATCAGGTTCACGCGCATCTTGCTGCCGTCGGCGTTGGCTTCGTAGGCGCGCGCGAATTGGGCGCGCTGCTCGCCGGCGTTGAGCCGCTTCTTCACGGTGATCGTGTCGCCGCCCGACAGCGAGAGGACGGTCGTTTCCGGTCGCACAGTTCGAATCGGCATGGGGGACCTCGTTAGCGTTCAGGCGGGCCGAGGGTCGCGATGAGCCGCGTCTCGCCGACCTGAATTGAGCTGGAGTCGAGTGGCCAGCACCACAGCCCTTTGAGTCCGTCGCGCTTCGCCGTGAACAGCAGCGGCCGTTGCCGGAGGCAGAACTTATCGACGCGGGCGAACGTCGCGGAGATCTGCCAGGAGCCCTCGTGGGTCGCGTCCGGCTCGTGGTGGACGATGGTCCACTCGCGCAGGGTCGCGGCCTCGTGATAGCCGTACACGATGCTGCCGGTCGTCCCGCGCAGCCGGAGGTTCCGGAGCAGCGGCACGACTTACGGGACGACGGGCTCGCGCGTCCAGCTTGCCGCCGCCTTGAAGGAGGACGTCACCTTCGGCGCACCTTTGACCGTGCAATCAATGTCCGCGTCGAGGTAGCCAAGGCCCTTCCAGAAGAAGGTGTCCTCCGTCGTGTTCGGCGTGAGTTTCAGGAGGCCCGGCGTGGGGGCGCTGGCCGCGTCGAACAGGACCACGCTGTCGGAATTCCAGAACCCGCCCAACGTGCCGCTGATGTCCATCATGCCCGGCACGTAGACCTTGTTCAGGTCCTGAAAACACGTCACGTCTTCGTAGTCGGTTTTCTGCGAGAGCTTCCAGCCGTTCATGGAGATGACGACCGGAATCGGGGTCACGGTGCCCAACCCGGTCGGGTCGTACGCGACTTCACCGTAGCGTCCTGTCTTGATCATGGGTGTCTGTCCTTTTGGCCGCTCGGAGTGAGGGTCGCCAGGGCGCGATAGCGCCCGCCGCGATGGGACCACCGGATCGATTTGTCCACGTCGTCGACTTCGGTCGTGCGGAGCCGCTGCTCGCGGCCGACGGTGACTTCCCCAAACCCGGTGGTGACGAACCGGGCGTTGTTGAGCAGCGCGTCGATGCGCGCCGCCGCGGGCTTGATGTTCCGCGTCGGGACGGTCGACAGTTCGACGGCCTTCACGAGATAGAGCACGTTTTCGAACACGCGGTCCTGAAAGTCGTCCTCGTCGACTTCATCCAGCACGGACACAATCGCGAACTGCTGCGCGTTGGGTGGGGCGACGTCGAAGTAGATCCCGTCGGCGAGCAGGCCCGTCAAGGTGCTGTCCGCCTGGAGCAGCTCGATGAGCGCCGCGTCGAGGTCCGAGGAATCAGAAGTCACCGATCACCCCGAGTCCTTGGTCGCGGAGCAGGTCGCGGAACTGGTCGTACATCCAGCGCCGGTTGCGCTCGATGGCTGGGACAAACACATGGCCAGCCGGCATCGGTCGCCACGTCTTCAGCCCGCGATGCCGCGCCTGCGTGCCGTACTCGTAAATCCACGCGTGCGGCGCGCGGTTGATCACCGTGATGCGGTAGCCGTAGTTCGCGCTGTCGTCGCGCTCGATCTGGCCCATGCCGTCGCGCAGGTTGCCGGTGACCACCGGATAATTGAGGCGGGCGTCGGCCTCTGCGCGATTCGCCGCCGCCTGCACAATCTTGGCGGCCTGGCCCGTCAGCTCCGCCGGGAGCTGGCGCAGGGCCGCCTTCAACTCGTCGAGGCCACTCCACGTGAGGGACGCCATTACGGGACGACCTCCACGACCCCGAGCACTAAGGTCCGCGAGCGTTCGTCGACGTTGATGACCGCCGTCACGTTCGCGGTGTGCGGCCGCAGCGCGTCGTCGGTCCACTGCACGCGCGTCTGCGTGGTGATGCCCGGATGGAAGGGCAGCGTGATCAAGTGGGTCGCGGTCGCGAGGATCGTCCCGGCCGACAGCCGCTCGATGCTGTACGTGGTGGCCTGTTGCACCTGCGCGAAGACGGCCGGCGGGTCGAGCGGCGCGTAGGTCTGCGTGTAGCCGCCGTCGCCGTCCGGGATCGGTTTGCCGGGCGCGTCGAGCGCCACGCGTCGGACCCGTTCGCTGATGCTGCTGGTGACGCCGATCATCAGGCCACCCACACGAGGCGATACGGCGCGATGCACTGCTCGTAGCCCTGCGGCATCGGGATGATGGCGCGGCCTTCGTACGCGAGATCGCGGCCGAGCGTGGCGTAGTGCGCGGTGAGCAGGCCCACGGCGTGCACGAGCAGCGGGGCTTCGGCTTTCAAGTCGTCCACGGTCGGCCATCCCGCGACAATGCGCCATGTCCCGGCGGCAATCGGCGCGGGCACGGTGTCCCACCAATCGGCGGCGGTGAGGCGGACGCCGGTCGGTGTCGTCAACGACTGCACCGGCAGCGCCTGCACCGGCAGCGGAAAGATGCCGTCGGTGATCGTGGCGTAGATCGTGACGTCGCGCGTCTGGGTGAGCAGGGCCAGCCCGGTGTCCTGTTCGACCTGGCTGCGCGCCGCCGCGATGAACCCGAGCATCAACGCGTCACGGGGATCGCTGGCGGGCCAGTCGAGGCCCGCGCGCAACTTGCCCTCGTCGAGCGTGAGGGGTTCCTCGGTCGGCGGGATCACGAGGACCGAGGAGATGCTCGAGGGTTGCGCCCACGGGGGCCGGACAAAATCCGCCATCGTTACCGTTTCTTTCGGCGATAGGTCGCGGTCGTGACCTCGCCCGGTTGCAGGGTGACGACCGGCGGTGCGCTGATCGCCGGTCGCGTCGCCGCGAGCTGCTCGTCACGCTGCGGCAGTTGCACGATCACGATGGTCGACTGATAGTCCGCACTCGTACACGTCGTGTGGGGCGCATCGTCGACCGGACACCGACGCGGCGTGGGCCAGAACAACATCGATCACGCCTTGCCCGAGGTCCACGCCGCGCCGCCCCAATGGGCGAACGTGCCGTCCCCCAACATCACGTACTGCCCGGTCGTCCAGGCCGTGGCGGGTGCGGCGACGACGGTATTCATCTGCGTGAAGACGTTCGGGGCTTCCGACCCAGCGGGGGTCCAGCTGCCCGGGATGCCCGCCGTCGCGCCTGTGGCGGCCGGGCCGTTGTTGCTCCAGCCCAACTGCGTCATGTCCCTCGGCGTCGGCGGACCTTCAATCGAGGAGATGCCGTTGTTCGGTGCGGAGTTACTCCACCCCGGCGTCGGATAGGCTTGCGGGGTCACTGCGTCTTCGGCCATCGTGCTTCGTCCTTTCACGCACGGTGCACCGACGAGTCGATGCACCGTGCCGTGTGTGCTTAGTTCAGACCGGTGACCGTGCCGAACGCGCCCGGACGATAGACCGCCAGGGCGAGCCGCTCCTCCGCCCGAATCGCCACGAGGTTCTTGATGAAGAAGTCCTGGTGGCTGTTGCTCGCTTCGATGCGCAGGCCGCCCTTGCGGAACACCTGCGACATCGTGGCGAACGCGCCGACGAGCGCCGTGTTGATCGCGATGGACGGCGTGACCACGACGGGCGTGCCCCACACCGACGCGGTCGGCAGCGAGGAGAACGGACCGGGGCCGAGGTACTCGCCGGTCGAGCTTTTCGCCGTCGCGACCGTGAACCAGTTCGCCGGATTCAGGACGACGCCGTCGGGGTAGACGAAGGCGGTCGTCGCAATCGCGGTGATCTGCCGCAGGATGGCGTCGACGTTCGTTTCCGGCGGGGTCGCGCCCGCGTTGCGCGCCACGGGGGTCGCGAGGCCCGGCCGGTTCAACAGCCCGAGGATGTTCGGCGCGGTGCCGTTGCCGTTGAGCAGCTGGTCTTCCTCGGCGAGCTGCACGCCGAGCGTGAGCCGCGCGTCGATGTAGCTCTGAATCGCCGCGACATCTTCCAGCAGTTCTTCCGTCACGGGCAGCCAGTGCGCGATCTTCGACACCGCGTCCGTGTGCTGGCTGAAGACGAGCGCCGACTCCGGCTTCGCCGCGCCTTCTGCGACGGGCGCAGCGGCGTTGGTGAACGTCGTCTCAATCATGTAGATGATTGCGTTCGACGTGGCCGTGCCCGATCCCATCAGGTCCGCGACGACGAGCCGCTTGAAGAGCACCGGCAGAATGCCGGGCAGGTACTGCGGGACGAGCAGCTTGCCGCCCGACGCCGGGTCTTCCGTGAGCGTCGTCGCCCGCAGCGGGCCGAAGCATTCGATGGGCGGGGTCGCCCATGCGCCGTTGCGTCGGTGGCCGCCGTTGCGGATGAACTGCTGGAAGTCGCTATTCCCCGTGAACTGTTGGCCGATGCTGCGTCGGTCCACGGGCGGGACGGCCAAGCCGTTCGGCTGACGGACGCCGCCGGTGAGCTGCTCGACGCGCGTCCGCAGCTCCGCGTCGCCGCGCAGGGTGTCGATCTTCGTTTTGATCGCCGCGCCCTCCGCGAGGACGGCGTTGATCTGCTGCTTCTCCTCGTCAGTCATCGGCCGACCGGTGGTGGTGCTGCCGTCGGCGTTGGTCACGACCGTTTCATCGCAGCGGTGCGTGATGTCGGTGATGAGAGCGGTCGCGCGCCCCACGACGGCGGCGAGATCGGTTTCGAGTTGGGCCAGTTTCATCGGAATTGTTCCAGTTGGAGCGCGAGCGCCCGCCGCTCGTACTCAATCAATGCCGGGTCGCGCACGACGTGTGATTCC